TACTGTGAATGATGTCCAACGACGCAATCGTATCGCTCAGTTGCTTGCTGACTGGGGTCTGATTGGTATTGTGGATGTTACTAAGATTCAGGATATTGCTCCTTTGAATCAAATCAAGGTCCTTGCTTATAAGGACAAGGGAGACTGGATTCTGGAAACCAAATACAATATTGGTTCCAAGAAGAAACGTGTAGAGGAGACTGAGTGATGTCTAGGGGAAGTTTTGAGTTTACTTTTCGCCACGAGAACGAAAATGCCACTTGGCATACGAATCCAAAGGCAAAGTTTATTCTGCCTTCGGAAGACGTAAGACACAGTTGTGACGATCCATACCTCAATGAAAATCAGTTTTTAGAGATGGTAAGAAGATTCTTCATTGCTTGTGGGTATACCGAAGAGCAGTGGAAGAATGCTCTAACTACACATCTTAAAGAAGCAGAGAAAACCGAATAAAAAAGAGCGGGTTACCACACCCGCTTTTTTTGTGCTTGTTGTATAATTATTAGTGGATGCCAAAAGGGTCCACACAACACAAACTCGCTTTAAAAGGAGCTACCATAATGAACTTCCAGCGATATACCGCTGCGGATCTTCCTGCCTTGATGGATAAGATCAACAAGCACAGCATCGGGATGGATGAATACTTTGACCGACTATTCAAACTTCATGAAACTCAAACAAACTATCCACCTTACAACCTTATTCAAGTAAATAATGTAGAATCGCATTTAGAGATTGCATTAGCAGGTTTTAAGAAAGGAGAAGTAAATGTTTTCACGGAGTATGGAAAACTTTTTGTCGAAGGGCAAAAAGAAGATACAGAGTCGGAGAAGACCTTTATCCACAAGGGATTGGCTAGCAGAAGTTTTAAACGAGCGTGGACTCTATCCGACGACACAGAAGTCAGAGATGTATCATTCGAAGACGGACTCCTCAGAATCATCCTTGGAAAAGTAGTTCCTGACCATCATGCCCGTAAGGACTACCTCTAAATAATATTGAATATCGTCGGCGCAGACGGGGAGGTAACTGGCACAAACCAGTTGACACCTCCCTTTTCTATTGGTAGAATGACTTGAGGAGAAAACTAACTAATGTCTATTAAACTTGTATTGCTGAAGTCTGGTGAACAGGTTGTTTCTGATGTGAAAGAACTTGTATCTGACGACAATGTTCGTGGATATGTTTTTAACAAACCACAAAAGGTTCAAGCGAACCGTGCTATTCTCCTAACTGAAGATGAGAATGCTGTTGAAGATAGGAACGTAGAAATTACTTTGTCTCCTTGGATTCTCCTAACTACTGATGATGAGATCCTGGTTACTCCAGACTGGATCGTCACCATTGTTGAACCACTAAAGTCTATTATTGAAATGTATCGGGAGAAGGTAGATGGACAAGTCGATTAAGTGCTTGCTTATGGACGTTGATAATGTTATTATCAGCGAGGTTATTGAGATTGATGCTGAACTTGGTAGACCTGATTGTAAGTTAATCAATCCATATCTCTTTAAGAGTATTGATGATATGATTCCTTGGCCAAAGGCAACCAATCAGAGAGAACTAATGATTCGGTCAGAGGATATTCTGACCATCGCAGACCCAACCGAAGAAGTTATTGCTAAGTATCTGGAACTAACTGGAGAATGAGATTCTATACCAACGTTCAAATGGTCGGGGACCACTTCTTGGTCCGAGGTTATGAAAATGGAGAACATTTCATGACTCGGGAGAGGTTCAACCCGACTCTTTTTGTGCCTTCCAATAAGAAAACCAAATATCAAACTCTTAGTGGAGAATATGTTGAAGCAGTCCAACCTGGTTCAGTTCGTGACTGTCGTGAGTTTATCAAGAAGTATGAGAACGTAGAGAACTTCAAGATCTATGGAAACACTGGGTACATTGCTCAGTATATCTCTGACAAGTATCCAGAAGAAGAAATCAAGTTTGATACTAGTAAGATCAAACTGACTACTTTGGACATTGAGGTCAAGTCTGAGAATGGTTTTCCTGATGTAGAGTCTGCTGCTGAGGAAGTCCTGCTCATTACTATTCAGGACTATGCCACCAAACAGATTCGTACCTGGGGTCAAGGACCATTCAACAACAAGCAGCAGAATGTCAAGTATCGTTCATTCTCTAATGAGTATGACTTGCTGACTGACTTCATCAACTGGTGGATGATGGAGCAGAATACTCCTGAGGTTGTCACTGGTTGGAACATTGAGTTGTACGATATTCCTTACCTTGTTCGTCGTTTGGATAGGGTGTTGGGTGAGAAACTCATGAAGCGTATGTCCCCATGGGGACTGGTTACGGAACGAGAAACATTCATTGCTGGACGTAAGCACATTTCCTATGATGTTGGTGGTATCACTCAACTTGATTATCTTCAGCTTTATAAAAAGTTCACTTATAAAGCGCAGGAATCGTATCGCCTTGACTACATTGCCAGTGTAGAACTGGGTCAGAAAAAACTAGACCACAGTGAGTTTGATACATTCAAAGACTTCTATACTCATGGTTGGCAGAAGTTTGTAGAATACAACATCATTGACGTGGAACTTGTTGACCGTATGGAAGACAAGATGAAACTGATTGAATTGGCAGTTACGATGGCATATGACGCCAAGGCAAATTATGCTGATGTTTCTTCGCAAGTCCGCATGTGGGATACGATCATTTTTAACTACTTAAAGAAAAAGAATATCGTTATTCCTCCAAAAGAAAAATCAGATAAGGACTCCAAATATGCAGGAGCATACGTCAAGGAACCGATTCCTGGAAAGTATGATTGGGTTGTGTCTTTTGACCTTAACTCTCTTTATCCTCATCTCATTATGCAGTACAACATCTCACCAGAGACCCTTCTTGAGGAAAGACATCCCAGCGCGACTGTTGAGAAAATCCTAAATCAAGACATTGAGTTTGAGTTTTATAAGGACAATGCGGTATGTGCCAATGGTGCCATGTACCGTAAGGATGTTCGTGGTTTCCTGCCAGAACTGATGGAAAAGATCTATAAGGATCGCACCATCTACAAGAAGAAGATGCTTGCTGCTAAACAGGATTATGAAAAGACACCTACCAAAGCACTTGAAAAAGAGATTGCCAGATGCAATAACATCCAGATGGCACGTAAGATCCAACTGAACTCAGCTTATGGTGCTATTGGTAATCAATACTTTCGCTACTATAAACTTGCTAATGCAGAAGCAATTACCCTCTCAGGACAGGTCTCCATCCGTTGGATTGAAAACCGAATGAACGGATATCTAAATAAGATTTTGCAAACTGAGGAAGTTGATTATGTCATCGCATCTGACACTGACTCAATCTATCTTAATATGGGACCTCTTGTTACTAAATTTCTTAGTAATAAGTCTGACGATAAAACAGCAGTTGTTTCCTTACTTGATAAGATCTGTCAAGACAAGTTGGAACCATTCATCGAACAATCTTATCAGGACCTTGCGGATTACGTTTCGGCATATGAACAAAAAATGATTATGAAACGTGAGAATATTTCTGAACGTGGTATTTGGACTGCGAAGAAGAGATATATTCTCAATGTATGGAATAGTGAAGGAGTTCAGTATTCGGAACCAAAACTCAAGATGATGGGTATTGAGGCAGTCAAATCATCTACACCGGCACCATGTCGTCAGATGATTAAGGATGGTCTCAAACTCATGATGAGTGGCACTGAGGAAGAAGTAATTGACTTTATTGATAATTGTCGTAAAGAATTTAAGGCACTTCCTCCGGAGCAGATTGCATTTCCCCGTTCAGTATCAGATGTTGTGAAGTATAGATCTTATTCTGATATCTATTCCAAAGGAACACCTATTCATTGTCGTGGAGCACTACTGTTCAATCATTATATTAAGGAGAAGAAACTTGATAATAAATACTCACTTATCAATAATGGTGAGAAAATTAAGTTCATTTATCTGAAGAAACCAAATATTATTCAGGAGAATGTGATCTCATTTATTCAAGACTTTCCACATGAACTGGGTCTTGACAAATACATAGATTATGAATTACAATTTGAAAAGAGTTTTTTAGACCCACTCAAATCTATTCTTGATGCGGTTGGGTGGAATGTGGAGAAAACGGTAAACCTTGACTTATTTTTTGTGTAATGGATTTTTTAAAAGATATCGTAAAGGAAATCGGAGATGACTTTACCAAACTGGCATCAGACATTGACGAAACTGAAACATACGTTGACACTGGTTCGTTCATCTTTAATGCTCTTGTATCTGGCTCTATCCGTGGGGGTGTTTCTGGTAACAAAATCACTGCAATTGCTGGTGAAAGTTCTACAGGAAAAACTTTCTTCTCTCTCGCAGTGGTTAAGAATTTTCTGGACTCTAATCCTGATGGATATTGCCTGTATTTTGATACTGAGGCAGCTGTCAATAAGTCACTCTTAGAAAGTCGTGGAGTTGATCTGAATCGCACGGTTGTTGTGAATGTTGTGACTGTTGAGGAGTTCCGTAGCAAGGCACTCAAGGCAGTGGATCTTTATATGAAAAAGGCAGCAGATGAACGCAAACCCTGTATGTTTGTGTTAGACTCTTTAGGAATGCTATCCACAGAGAAGGAGATTACCGACGCACTCAACGACAAGCAAGTTCGTGATATGACAAAATCACAACTGATCAAAGGTGCGTTCAGGATGTTGACACTCAAGTTGGGGCAGGCTAATATACCAATGATCGTTACCAATCACACTTATGATGTCATCGGTGCTTATGTTCCTACTAAAGAGATGGGTGGTGGTTCTGGTCTTAAGTATGCTGCCAGTACCATCATTCATCTCAGCAAGAAGAAAGAGAAAGATGGAACAGAAATTGTCGGAAATCTTATTAAGGCAAAGACTGCTAAGTCACGTTTGAGTAAGGAGAATAAAGATGTCACTATTCGTTTATTTTACGATAGTCGTGGTCTTGATCGGTATTATGGATTACTTGAGTTGGGGGAAATTGGTGGACTTTGGAAGAATGTTGCGGGTCGATATGAGATGACTGTTGATGGTGAGACTAAAAAAGTTTATGCCAAAGCAATTCTAAAAGAACCTGAAACTTATTTTACTCCAGAAGTAATGGAGAAACTGGACCAAATTGCAAAGACTGAATTCTCATATGGAACGAATTGAACAAACTATTCTTAGAAACCTTGTATTTAATGAAGATTATGCACGAAAAGTTATTCCATTCATCCAACCCACATACTTTGAGCAACGCACTGAAAAAATAATCTTTCAGGAGATTGTTCATTTCATCGTCAAGTATGGATCTTCAATTACGATTGAGGCACTAAATATTGAGGTTGAGAATAGGACAGATCTAAACGAGAGTGAAATTAAGGAATCGAGGGAAATTTGTAATTCACTTAATGACTCTCCAGTAGATCATCAATGGTTGTTAGACTCCACTGAAAAGTGGTGTCGTGACCGTGCGATTTATCTTGCTCTGATGGAATCTATTAGTATTGCTGATGGGCAGGATGATAAACAGAATCGGGATGCAATTCCAAGCATTCTTTCTGATGCACTGGCAGTTTCATTTGACAATAATATTGGACACGATTACTTCGAAAACTTTAAAGAAAGATATGACTTCTATCACACGAAGGAGGATAAGACTCCATTCGATCTCGAATACTTTAACAAAATCACGAAAGGTGGTTTACCTAACAAGACTCTTAACATCGCGCTTGCTGGTACAGGTGTCGGCAAGTCTCTATTCATGTGCCATGTTGCTAGCTCCGTGTTGCTCCAAGGACGGAACGTTCTCTATATTACAATGGAGATGGCAGAAGAGAAAATTGCTGAACGAATTGACGCCAACCTTCTCAACGTCCCAATCCAAGATCTGACGGATCTTCCTAAGTCAACCTTTGAAAACAAAGTAACTAAGTTAGCAGCAAAAACTCAGGGCAAACTTATAATTAAAGAATACCCGACAGCATCGGCACATAGTGGACATTTTAAAGCACTTCTTAATGAACTTGCACTTAAGAAGTCATTTAGACCTGATATTATTTTCATTGATTACCTTAATATATGTGCTTCCTCCCGCTATA